AATTGACACCAATAAATGTGTTTGAATTTACGCCAGTTATACCAATAGTGGTATAAGAACCTGTTACAGAAGTAACTGTAGAAGTGCCTGTAGAGGTGTAGGTAAAAGTGCTTGCGCCTGTTACTGTAATGACAAAAGTGCCATTAAAAGTGCTTTCAGAAGCACCACTAATAGTTACTCTATTGCCTGTTATTAAACCATGTGCAGTTGCGGTTGTTACAGTTGCAGTTGCGGATGGGCTTGTACGAGCAATGGTGCTAATTGCAGGGTATGTAGTGGTTGTGGCAACATAAAACCATGCGCTACCGTCATAAATCATTACTGGGTCTACGCCATTACAGGCTACTAAAAATTGCCCTGCGGTATTAGTTATATTGACAAACTGTAATTTATCGCTAGTAATACCACTAAATACTTTGGTAGCAGGGTTAGTTGTTGTTTCCCAAATGTCTGTTCCTGCTGCGGCAAATAACTTATATCCTGATGATGTTGTGTAATTCATCAAGGTATTAATAGGAGTTGTAGCCTGGTTTAAATATGTTCCTACTACGGTAGCATTTCCAGCAGGAGTGCTTGCCATTGTGTAGGTAAATTTAGTTGTGCTAGTAACGGTAATCTTAAATACACCGCTATATGCCGCAGGGGTAGTCCCCGAAATAGACACATAAACGCCTGTAGTTAAACCATGCGCTGTAGCTGTTGTTAGGGTAGCAGTTGTTCCTGAATAGGTAATACTACTAATGCTTTTAACACCAGTAGAAGTGGTTAAAATAGACGATACGCTATAACCCTTACGCATAGTGACATCAGTAGGCGTAGGAAACCAATTTACTAACTGCACAGCGTCAGTAGGACTCATGTTTGCAAGGGAATCCCTAGCGTTCCAGCCACCTATAGGCGCTGGCACAGAAGCCGTTTTAGCTGTGTTTTGTTTTGCTCGTTGTAATAGCATTATGAGCCATAGCCTGTGTCAGGAATATTAGCGTAACCAATAAGAACCTTACTTGGGTATGGTGCAAAGCTAAGATTAGGAGCACCTTTGTCATTAGCTTTAGCAATGGTTAATACACGCTGATAATCTTGAGAAACAACAGTAGTGTCAAAGCCTTTAATGCCCCAATACTTCATTTTCGTAAACAAAACCATTAGGCGGTCATCTAAAACAGTAGTGTCAGAGTCGGCTGTAAAGCTATTCTTTACAGTTCCGTCTGCTGCTCTTGCCCAACCTTTGCTTCTATATTCCCATCCTAAATACTCATTGGTATTCATTACAGGCCATATTTGGAATTGGTTATCTAATATTCTCCAACGGATTCTAGGGCCTGTTGAAATATAACCAGACTTTAACCATTGCCATTGTTGTGCATCTTCTGGGCCTAACATTTCCCAATGCTTAGACTTATCCCAATGAGTGCGGTCTGTAATGGTTTCAAAGTCTGCAGGAAGGTCATAAGCAGTCTGAGCGCAAACTACTGACTGAACTCCATCACCAGTAGCCATTTGGCTCATTACTACTACTTTTGTAGTGTTATTTGCTGACACCACATAAGTGTCTTGAGGGATGTTATAGCCTGTTAATTGCCATTGGCTATTGACACCAGTTAAATCTGTGCCAGCCTCAAAAGTCAAATTGTACGAACCATTGACAGTTGTGGCGTTGGCGGTTAAAGACTTTGTATAGAAGCGGTACTGTACCTGCAATGCTTGCCAATCATACTCTTTAAGAAGGTCATATCCAGCGCCATTCATCAGCGCTAGGATTTGTTGAACATCTTGAGAAGTATTGCCTACAACAAAAGACGGCACAGCTAAGTTAAGCTCTGCTGCTGTTTGTTGCACCATTTGGAGCATTGTTTGGGACATATTAAGCCTCGGCTACTTTTGTTTTGCGTGTTTTGGGAGTTTTTTCCGCAACAGCCGCAAGTAGCGCTGACATCTGCTCTTGCATAGCAGCCAGCTTCGCATCTGTTTCTGCCTTGATTTTATCATTTTCTGCCTTTAATGCTTGCAATTCTGCTTCTCTTTGTGCTACTTCGGCAGAATCATTGGCTAAATTTAAAAATGCTTTGGCTTTTATGCGGAAATTATGGGGTGACATTCCTGCAACCATACCAATACGCTGTAATTGTTGGTCAGAGCAGTCTGCAATAGACTCTACTGTGTGGAATTTAAGTCCACGCAATTCTTCCGCTTGGCTACGAGTAACTTGAGGCCATTGTTCTAAAGGCGTACCAACAATATCTTGATGTTTGCTACTTGGTTTTGATAATGCGCCCATTGACGAGGAAAACGCTGTTTATGGGATTCTTGTGCGTAAGTGTCAATTTCTGTCAAATTATCGCCAGGAATCATAATACGAACAAAATCAAATTCTTTAAAAATCGGTCTACCAGCTTCGTTTGAAGCATCTTCTTGCTTAACGCTTTTTTTATAGAATTGGACTGCTAGTCGTGCATCTGCACCTTGAGTATCGCTATCAATAGCCATTTAAATCTCCTAAGTGGTTAGGGTTATTAAAAAAGAAAAGGGACTCCCCTTGTGAGGGAATCCCATTTTTACTACATCTTCAATTTTTTAGACTGAAGCCTTGCTAAACCAACCATAATCGCCAGAAGCCATTGTGGTTGTTGGAGCTAAGTAAGTACCAGCAGAAGCAGTAGCAACGAAAGTAGATGCGTTGATAGAGCAAGTAGCTGTAGAAGCTGTAATAGCCTCACCAGCAACTGCCCAAACATAACGCTTACCATCAGAAGCAAAAGTTTCTGCGCCCAAAGGGCCGAAGTTTGGAGATGTGCCACCGTTTAATGCTTGTTCAGCAACGGTTTGGATGTCTACGAGGTCTACACCTGCGATGGGTAGGGTTGTATATGCCATGATAATTTTCCTTTATATTCTATGGATTAGGTTGTCAATAAGCCTTGTAGGAAGCTGTTTGAAGTTGTAAGATTGCCGGCCCAGCCATACAGTTTTACAATCGCATCCTGATTTATGGACTGACGCTCACCACCGATAGGTACAAAGTTACGCTCTTTGTGTGGGCGTAGGAAAATGTAGTTAGTGTTCAACAAATACATATATGTAGCTGTTTCTTGTGAACCATAACCACCACCTAATACAACATCAGCAGATGTACCGCCACCGTAGAACTTCAATGAAGCAAAACCAGCAGCGCCAGATTCTTCAGCAGCAATACGCTGAATAGACTGCAATGCGCCTACATAGTATTGATACATTGTGTTACCAGCAACAATCAAATCAGCTTTGTCTGTGCCACGAATCTGCTTGATAGCAGCTTCAGTCATCTTAGCCAAAATGTTTACAGATGTAGCACCAGTAGTGATTTGGTTACGCCAGAAAGTCCAAGTAGCACGGTTAATACCACCATAAGTACCAGAAGTAGGAGAAACTGCAACAGCAGCGCCCAAACCATCTAAGTTCTTACCACCGTTACCAGTACCATCACCATACAAGTCACCAGAAATGCGGTTAAGCAAACGAGCTTCAGAAACTTGCATACGACCATCTAACAAGTCAATGATTGCTTCTTTAGAGCTGTTTTGTAACATTTCTAAGCCAGACATTGTTACTGAGTCTGCGTACTGAGAAATTTTGTATTGTGCAGCAGAGATAGGGCTATCTGGAGCAATGTTCAATACTTCGTAACCGCTATAAGAGTTAGCGTTGTTAGTTGCGCTATCGTCATACATAATCTCTTCCAAGATTACATTACCGCCTGAGAATGGGCGTACATTGCCCTTCTGGTTCAAGCGCTGAAGAATTGCGTTGTTTTGTGTTAAGTTGTCAGCCAATTCACCGCTACGACTTTGAATAGTGGTAGCGATAATATCGGTAATTGCGCTATTTGCGAATGCCATGATATTTCCTTTAAAAAATGTTTAGTTAAACCCTGCGGCTTAATGCTTCACCCATTTGTTCAGCAATAATAGACCGCCTATCCTTTTTATCGCCAGGTTCAATCACCCTTCCGCTAGGAGTAACGGATTTCGGACTTACTGCTGCCGCCTTCGCCTTCGCTACTTGTTGTGCTTTGACTGCGGATTGTTTGGCATCTTTCAGGAGTCTTTCCTGTTCTAATGACCAAACATCGTCATTCATACGCACAGCTTTCTTGTAGGCTGTTTCGAGGTCTTGGGCCTTTCCTAACTCAAGTAATTGAGCCATTTCTTCCCTTACCACATCAAAGTGAGGGTAATTAGCCGTATCACTTTGGTACTTCTGTATTTCATTCATTAAGCGTTGGTTTTCCTCTTGGGCAAACCGACCTTTAATGCTTGAAACCTCCTGATTAACCATGTTAAGCTGGTTCATCAGTTGTTGCGTGTAAGGGTCAAATTGCTGCATTTGACCTTCACCATTTAATTGTATCCCATATTCTTGTGCAAGTCTTTGAAACAGTTGCACTTTTTGTTCGTATGGCGCAGTAGTTAAAATTTGGTCTGCTCTTGCTAGGTTTTGAATATATTGTGCTGGCTGAATACCACGCTTTTGCAAATCAGGAACAAAAGGAGCAATCGCTTCTTCGTAGCCTCTAGCCCTGTCGGCTTCAGCTTTGTATGTGCTTACGCCCTTTTTGTATTCAGATTCACGCTGATTAGCATATTCGGCAAACTTAGTAAAGTCATCTTTACTAATCTGCTCGCCTTTTTCCATTTTGTCCCAAATTTGGACATATTCTTTTTTCCAGGTAGAAGGTCGGCTTACAGGCTTTGCTTCTTCTGCTGCCTCCTGCGCCTCTTCATAAGACTCCGTAGATTCATCAACCGAAACATTTTCGGTAGGTTCTTGACTATCTGCCTTGCTAATTTCCTCTTTAGGGGACTCCTCGGCATTATCTTCGCTGCGAATCTCCTCTGTTTCCACGGGTTCTGGCTCATTTTCTGCCTCTTCCATTGCTTGTTCTAGTAATGCTCTGCGGTCTAATTGCTCTTCCATGTTTTTTCCTATCTGTAGTTAAGTTTTGCATAAGCCAATTCCGCAATTTGACGCTTTCTTGCTTCTTGGGATTTTTTGCTGATTTCTGCTGGCTTGTGCTGTGTTGGCACATCGTTGCCAAGCTCAATCATTCTGTGCTGTTTTAAGTGGCTTCTATGGTGGCTACGGCTTTTAATCCATGTGCCATCTACCTGCGATATATACCCTTCAATATCAGACATCACCATAGGCGCTTCTTTTGATTTCATAGCAACTTTATCTTGCCAAGATGCTTTAGCAGCTTCTTCGCCAATAGTCGGTGTCCACCATTCAAGAAAAAACTCTTCATCAGTCTTTTTGACTTCTATATGGTTGCCTTCGCTATATCCACATTTAGGGCAAATCATTACATTCTCCTTATCAAATCAGGTATTTTATGAAGCTCATCTTCTTCTACAGTTACTACAGAGTCATACCAAGTTCCATGTTTCCAACGCCAGCATTTAAACTCTTTTCTAGGCATGATGCAGACTGTTTTGACACCTAAAGCACCTGCCACATGGGCTATGCCTGTATCTACTGTTACAAGCCCTTTTAGGGCTTTTAAATGGCTTGCAGTTTTAGCCCAATCTGTTTTCCATCCGTCATTTGGAAGTGGACTCCAAAATCTATCTTCTTCAGGATTAAATGAATAAGCGCCATCGCCAATAATTTCAAACATAGTTTCTGGGCGAATGGTGCGAACATAGTGCAAAAGGCCTTTAGATGTAGACCAATTAATGCCTATTTTTTTAGGGATATTGCTTGCAATAGCGTCTAAATAACCTTCTGAACCGACTATTTTGCTTGTAGATAAGGGAAATAATGTTTTTGCGTAGGCTGGCGCAAGACTGATGTAATAAGGCAAAGAAATAATCCCCAACCAGTAATCAGATTCAACTCCTGCGCCTTCTTCGGTCATATTGGTAAAGGTGTCAATACAATCCATTTGACCCAATAACCTATGCAATGAACCATGTTGCATTAAAACAACACTTTTAGCGCCCATGACCTTTAAAAAAGGTAAAAAACGAGCATATTGCACAATATCGCCAAAACCTTGCTCTGCAACAATAGTAATGGTTTTCCCTAATAGGCTTTCACCACGCCATACAGGCATTTTTAAAGGTTTTGCATAACCTTGTAATTGGTTAGCCATGACATCTGGATGCCAACGATATTCAAATAACCTAAAACCAGCTTCTAAACGACCTGCGTGTAGGTGTTCGTAGGCTTCTTTGTATTTTGCGTGTGGGTTTACAGGATTAGTGCTAATAGGGCCTCTTCATCGTCTAATTCTGCTTGCCGTTTTGCTTCTAAGATTGCTAACTCTTGCTCTAAGCGGAGTTTTGCACTTCTCATTGCTACTGCGGTTTGCAGGTCTTGTTGCTGTTTAACAAGATTAGCGATGTATCGGTCAATGTTTGCTAGGTTTGACGGTATATCAACGCTAACTTCTTGATTGGATTGTAATTCTTTTTGTTTGCGTTTGCTGACTTTTGGTGGGTCAATCAAATCAGCAATAGTTTGCTTGCGGTTTTCTGCGTCTGTTTTAAGTGCAGCAAAGCGCTTTTCTTCTGCCTGGCGCAGTTTCTTTTTAATAGCGTTATAACGCTTTAGTTCTTCCCTTGTCCAAGGTGCATCATCCCCACCAAACTTTGTTGGCTCAACAGGGGTAATGACAATTTGAAACGCATCATTTTGAAATGCGTTCTTTTGAAAAGCTGTTTGAAACATTACACAATAACCCAGGTGCTACCAGTTGGAACAGTAACGGTATATCCTGTGCTAATAGTAATTGGCCCTGCACTCATAGCATTATTACCTGTGCCAATCGTGTAATCTGCACTAATAGTTGCTGAGTTTTCGTACAGCCCTAATGTAGTAATGTTGCTACTAGCAACTGTTGCCCAAGTGCCGTCACCACGCAAATAATTGCTTGAAGATGGTGTGCCAGTTATAGGATTATTTGCAGGAGCAGTTGTAGAAGAAAGAACAGTTCCGCTTACTGGCAAAGTTAAAGATGTGTTGGCAGTTCTAGTCCAAGTTTGTGTATAAGCACCTGAATAAGTAAGGCTACCACCAAGAGTAATAGTGTTTGAACCGTTATTTACGCCTGTACCACCGTAAGTAGCACCAATTAAACCTAAATCTCCTGAACCTAACAAGCTAGTTCCACTAACAGTTTTAATGTTTGTACCGCTTACTAGTGCGGCTTGTTTACCATTAAATGTAGTCCAATCGGTACTTGTCAAGTAGCCATTTACACTTCCTGTAGCAGCAGCCATACTGATAGCTGGAGTTGCACCACCTGACGATACGACAGGGCTTGTGCCTGTAACGCTAGTAACTGGCGCTGTGCCAGAGGAAGCGGAAGTCAAACGACCTTGTGCATCTACGGTAATAGAAGAGTTGGTGTAAGAGCCAGCGCTAACTGTGGTATTAGCAAGGGCTATTGTTCCGCTTGAAGTAATTGTACCACCAGACAAACCTGTGCCTGCGGTAATGCTAGTTACAGTACCACCGCTAGATGGGCTGGTATTAGTAACAGTCAATACGCCATTGGTTGATTTGCTGACAGAAATGCCTGTTCCTGCGGCTAAATCGGTGTTTTTCCAATAGCCATTGCCACCGTCATAAGTGAGCAAATTTCCATTGGCTACGCTAGTTACTTGAACATTGGAATCTGTGCCACCAAGTGCTGTTCCCTGAACCAAATTAACTTGGAATGAACCTGAACCACCTGAACCTGCATTAATTACAGTACCAATTTGAAATTTAATATTAGGTGCTACAGGCTTTACTTTGGTTGGATTGCCAGTTACAGGGTTGTACCAAATAACATCGTCATCAGCCCATGTTTCACCAAAAGCCGCACCATTGGTTGTAATTCCATGAACTACACCAAAAGCAGTTACACGACCAAATCCATTTAAAGCAATGTTTTCTGTTGCAACGCCAACAATAGCGTTTTCATCAGTAATTCCAGCAATGGTAGGGGCAAAAGTAATAACGCCACTAGCACCTACTGTGCCTGTGTGGTAAATAATTTGTAATGGACTATCAGTAATAGCGGCAGAAGCCTTGCCATAAACAAACAGTTCCTCGCCAATCTGCTGGGTAATAGCGTTTTGTTGTGCGTTCCATGTGTTTGTAGATGATTCAAACCAAATAGTTCCAGCCGCAGGTGATGTTGGGTTAGTTCCATCAAAAGCCAAAGAACCAGCACCAGCCATATCTCCAGCATCGCTAATCGTAAGTGCTGAATTTTGAATTAACTTGCCTGTAGTGGTGTCATAACGAGCAATGGCATTGTCTGTTGCAGAAGCTGGGCCTACTACATCGCCACCCAAAGACGGGCTTGAATTAGTAATTACGCCAGTTGTATTGTTGTAACTTATGCCTGTTCCAGCACTTACAGAAGTTCTAGCCCTAGCCGTTGTGAAATATTGATTTGTGCCTTCAGCAACATCCGTAGTAGTTAAAACGACTGTGCCTGTATAGCCGTTTACGCTTGTAACAGCGTCAGTATTGTCTACCTTCTGCCATATCGACCCGTTATATACCGCCCAATCGCCCACCACCCAATCAGTAATACCGTTGAGGTTAGTGCTGCCAGCAACATTAACAACATAGTAATAACCCTTAGTACCCACACTAGATGTGAGAGTAGGTGTATTAGTGCTTGCATTCCATGTTCCCTGGTAACTTAATGCGCCCAAGACTGCGGCAGGTAATTGGCTAACAGGTACTGTTCCGCTTCCATCTAAACTTGCAACGCCATTAGCTACGCCTTTTGTTGCATTTGCAACATAATCGCTAATTGTAACGCCTGACATTGAGCCACCAGTAACAGATATGTTATTACTGTTTTGGGTAGACATTGTTCCCAAGCCTGTTACATCGGCGCTAGGTATGGTTGATGCCGCAGTCATGGCGGCTGTGCCATTGCCCTTTACATAACCAGTTAGGGTTGCTGCGCCTGTGCCTCCATTAGCTACAGGTATAGTTCCTGTTAATACATGGTCATCATTCCAATCGCTAGGCCGCACAACGGATGTGTCATCTCCGTCAGGTATCGTTGAAACCTTACTATGCTTGACTGTAATAGCCATTATTGAACTCCGATAATTTTACCGTCTTGACCACGAATAATTTGCTTTGGTTGATTCATTTTTGCAATTAACATAGAAAGCATTTCTGCTAATTGTTGATTGCTTGTTTGCATATTTTCAATAGCAGGCTGTAATGGGTGATTTTTCATAGTTGAGTATCCTAAAGCATCTTGCAAAATGTTAGCCATCTGAACATTGTCAGCATAAGCAGTTTCTCCAGTATCTAAACCAGAAGAAATCCTAGTGGTTTCTATTTTAGCTGCATTGTTTAAGTATGCTAACAACAATTCTTTGTTATTTTCAGAATCCATCTTCATTTGCTCAAGTTGCATTTGCATTTGAGTTTCAGCTTCATTGCGCTGGGTTTCTAATTGGAATTTAAGTTGATTTTCTTGCGCTTGGTATTCTTGTTTGGCTTTTTCTAACTCCATTTGACCTTGTAACTTAGCTTGTTCAACCTGAGCAGTCATTTGAAGCTGTTGCATCTTACCTTGTGCATCCATTTGCGCTTTTTGAATCTCAACAGGAGGTGGTTTAGGCTGACCTTTACTAGCTTCGTACTGTTTTTTCATATCATCAGCAGTTTGGTCAATAATTCCCTCTAATTGCTTACCAGCTTTGAATGCAGTTACGCCAAATTTGAGCATTTCTAACAACATTGGTGTCATTTCTGGTGCAGCTTGAGCAGTTGGCAACGCCATCGAAATAAATTGACCAACGGCTGCTAAAAATGCGGTTCTATCGGCTTTTTCTTGTTGCTCATCTTGGTAAATCATTGAGTCAGAAGTGACTTCAATGCGGAAATTCTTAGCCGATTCATCCCTTAATAGGGCGATTGCTTGCGGAATGTATTGTTTGTCTTGGTCAGACAGTTGCATTGCGCCAGAAATCTTAATTAGCGTGTCATCGGTGAAATGATTGCAAATAATCTGCGCTTTAATGGTTAAAAGCGAGGTAGCAAAGTCCACGACTGCGTGTTGCTGAGTCTTTAAACGACCAGCAGCGTTGTTTGACTTAATGATTTGAGCACCAAGGGTTTCACTTGGGTCAGTTTGACCACGCTGAATATCAGCAATACCCATTAATTCATAGATTTGACCCTTTACTTGCTCCATTGCTTGATAGCAAGACATCAAAGCGCTTGCAAATGGGGCAAGGTCTACAAGGTCAATAGCGCCTTTCATGCCTTGTTTCTCGGCAAATGCCATCCAGTTGTGAACTGGAATCATAGTGTTGTTTTCACCCTCGGAGAACAGACGCTGTAGTTCAGAGGCCGAGGCATCGTAAACGCCTCTGACCTTCAAAGCGTTAATAAGTCCGTCTATGCGGTCACAAAGAACATCTAATTCTCTTGCCTGGTCTTGGTAAATAACAAAATCAGGAATAGGCTCTAAAGAGTCGGTAGTCAGCGTTGCGTAGAGTGGTTTTGGACAAGGCCAAAAATTCTCTAATTGCAAGGGGTCATCACGCTCATCAAGGATTTTGCCGAGTGATTTAGAAATCCACAGAACCTTGCCTGTTTCTTTATCCCAAATCTCGTATATCAGCGCCTCATATACTCCGTCATCGGATTTGTAGGATTGTTTAAGGTCGTCAGGTTTGGTGTCTAATGGGATTTTGTAGCCCATTTCATCGCCAAAACGCTCACAAAGAGCAGGGCGACTCATATAAACTTTGCGCCAAACTGCGGTTACTTCTTCCCAAGTTCTAGCTATAGTATGACCAAAATCACGCCAATGGACATAATCAACAGGACAACACTCGTACTCAATTCGCTCTTGGTTTTCGTTTGCCATGCCCTCGGCAGTTTCAGCTTCGTCAGCATCTTCAGTAACTTCAAATCCATCATCAGGTTCTCCCTCGCCAACTATATGTGGCTCATAACGAACCCAAGCTACACCACGACCACCAAGGAGGCGGTCTAGTACGGCATTGTTCATAGCGGACTTATAGTCCCCATAATGTTCTAATTCAAACTCTAAGGCTCTTTCTAACATCAAAGAGGCAACTCTACCTATGGGGTCATTGTCCCTAAATCTACGGCTAACATCAGGTCGAGGAAGTCTTGCAAAGATAGCTGGCTGAATAGTCTGAACATTGCTCCAGAGGATGTTAAATCGAGCATTAGGGTTTCTGTCGTAGCGGGAATCATCTTTGTATTTCTTTACAATGCGGTCAACTCTGGCTTCCCATCGTTTATATGAGCGCTCATAGCCCATAATGGTTTTATACCAATCTTCGTAGGTATGATTGACTGTAGCTTTATCGTTTGCCATAGAGTTGCCTTAATGTTTGAATATTTGGCGAAATGTTTGCTTATTTTACCTTTTTTATATTCTATTGTTTGTTTTTACTTTGGTTTTTTCAAGTCGTGCATGGTGAGATTAGGTGTTTAGATTATCACTCGTCTACTGGTCAGCCAGTCGCCTTC